AAAGCAAATCCACGAACCTCGACAACGTCCCCCACCGCGAGACTCTCGACGCCCAGGCGGTCCACCAGGTCCGTCTCAAGGCAGAGCCGGGTGCCGTAGGGGTAGTGTCTATCGGGAACGCCGGCACACACGTTTTCCGTGGACGACTGCTGCTTTACCTCTATATAATCATCTGACATAACTCACCCCTAAAGTGTCTCTACTGTACTGCTCGCTTCCCCACCGAGAAACGACGCACCCTCAATCTCTTTCTTATCTGCTTCTGCTTTCTTCTTAGCGGCGTTACGCGCCTTGGTCTCTGCGCCTTTGCGAGCTCTTGCTTGCGCTGGTGTCTCACAGGGAATCGCTTCTAGCCAACCAGGTACCTGCTCCTCACCGTCCACTTCTGAAAATGGCAGATCCGTATTTAGTATCGGGCGCTTACCCTGTGGGTCATACAGCACCCCACCGAAGAAACCCTTACTCTTCACTTTATAACTCGGCATGTTACACACCCTTCTGTAATTGGTTGATCAGGAGCCGAGGCCCCTGATCGTGTGGCTTGTTACACTGTTACACTGTTACACTGTTACACTGTTACACTGTTACACTATGCCCCTGTGACATTAGTCTGGTTGCCCATACTAGGTCCGGCGGTAATCTTACCCACCGTTGGAGGTCCACCGGTTACCGTGTAGCGAGCACCGAGATACTGTTCATCAATCTCATTAGGTAACACGTCAACGGGGAACTGGTAGCCTGCCACCAAGTCAGCCAACAGCACATCTTTGCTGATGACGACAGTGCCCAGTGCCTCCGTGGCTCCCGTCTCTATGGCTATGTTAAGGCTAGTAAGGGCGTCAAAGTCCTCTGTAACTTGAATCAAGATAGGGACCTTGCAGCCCTTACCTTTATCATTGTTGAGAGGGGCCACTGCTCCGTAAGGGGTGCCGGCCACACCGAGGTCAACGACGTCCGTAGATCGCGCCGTAGCAGTGATCGCCTGCTGATCTGAAAACTTCTGTTCATTGGATAAGATCATAATGAGTCTCCTTAATTAGTGAGTCGTTAGACGCTAAACTACGCGAGCTTCGGTGTTAAGAAGGGCGTCAGTCTCACGGATCGGAATGCCTCGGTAAGTCATAACCTCTTTACCCTCGATCTGCATCGGTGTAAGACGCACGAAGTTATCTGAAGCGCCTGCATTGGTAGCTAACTTATCAAGAACCTCAAGCACGTCGCGGTTACAGTATATAGCGATCTGGCCGCCTGCGACTCTGCGATTCTCTAACTTGTAGAAGGCTTTGCGCATAAAGTCGTACAAGTCCACCCCACCGGAAAGGTCGATGTTTGCTACCCGTGACACGTATCTCCAGTCCTTCACCGCAAGACCCACGTGCCAGCTGAACATCTCTTCCTTCGCATAGTACGCGTTGCCGTTGACGTCCAGCACACGCTGCTCGCCCTTGTCCTCACGCTGTACCCCTGCAGCGGTGCCGCTCGGATACAGTAGTTGGCACTGGCTATCGCCCCATGTAACGAACCAGATAGAAGAGTTATTCGCAGCACCTACTCCGCCCGCATCGATGATCTGCCCACCATTGGCAGCAGTCTTATCGCTGAAGCGTGGAGAGAGCCCCATGAACTCCTCAGGATCGGCGGCCGTGTTACCGTAGAACACTTTAGAGCCCACCTCGTTAGACATCGCTTGTAGATGACGTCTGGCCTCCATGTCACGTACAGCGGCCTCATTGGTGGACAACTTCAACAGTCGAGTGTCTATGCTGCTCAGTTGCTCAACGAACCCTGTAGTATCCTCAACCTGGGCATTGTCACTCTTGCCTTGTGGAATACCTTTGTACAAGCGCCCCCACGTAGTCGGTGGCAGCCCTGTATTCACCGTATGTAAATGAGTAGTCCCCTTGTTACACTCGACCGCAATAGCGTCATCAAGTATCGGGGTCATCTCTCGTAGCATGTCGATGATAGGGACATAGTTACCCCTGCCATCTTGCATCTTGTATATGTCGATTAAATCAACAAACTTGTTTCCTATAATAGCCATGTTTCACCTCGTGAATTATTCAGCCTTGTCGGTCATTTGGATAAAGCAGTTGCAAGCGATCTTGCGCCGGTGAGGTCGCTGCTGTTGAGCCACCAGGGACATCCTCTTTAGTCAGAGTGCCCACCTTCACCATGAACCGGATAACTTCAGGATGATTGCCTACACCGTGCTCCTCAAGCAACTTAGACAGCTCAGGTGTACCAAACTTGTCTACTGCTGAACGGGCCACGCTGATGCTCTCATCGAACTTATCACCGCCAAACTCTTTATCGTTCCTAGATTGTTCTTGCCAGTCACTCATCATCTGGTTGAAAGCTTCTACCTGGTTCGCTGAACTCGCCTGGACCTGCTTTGCCTGGAAGTCTACGAGCTTCTGCGCCTGGTCCTGAGTCAACCCTAGATCCTTGAATACGGGGGCTGCTTCAGTCAGTAACGCAGAGTCAACCGTGACCCCTTCGGGCATAGTAAAGTCGGCATAAGTGTCAGGAGGAGTATCAGTCTTCTCACCGCGGGCTTTCTCACCGTCGGTGGCATCGTCTGCGGCGGGTGCCGCATCTGAATCTGTGGGGGTCAGCAACGAGCCGCTATCTGTACCCCCTGTACCTTCGGTGCCCTCCGGTGTTACAGAGGTGTCTGTACCAGGTGTTACATGTGTGTCTGTAACAGCTGCGGCGGGGGCTCCGGCCCCTGCATCCTCACCGGCGTCCGCACTGCGGTACACTGTATCTATATCATTCATACATCAACCTGCTCTCTTAGCATCTTAAAGTAGTCGTCTGTGGCAGCGTCTTTTAACTCTGCGTCAAGCCACAGGCCATGACTCCGAGCACCCGCACGGAACGCATGGTCATGCGTATCTGTGCTAAAAGTGTTTGTGTACGTGCCGCAGTTCTGTAGACACGTATACATAAAAGCTCTACCGTTCTCTGTTCTCATTATATTACGTACAGCCAGTAACTCCAGCTCCCGCGCGGCATCCTCGGCCATCAGCCCACGCCCGCACGGCTCGCCATCGCACCGAGTACGTTGTCGTCACTCAGGTTCGCCTCTGATGCTGTCTTAGCAACGTCAGCGCTCTGCTGTGCGGCCTGCATCGCTTGCGCTGCTGCTTGCTGCTGCTGCTCCGCCTGCGTCATAGCCGCTACCACATCGTCACTGACCAGTAGCGCAGGGTCAGAGCCTAACGAGTCAGCGTACTCGTCGATGGCACGCAGCGCGTTGAGCTTATGACGTGCATCAGGCCATACCTCAGAGACCTGACTGGTGAACCCCACCAACCTTTCAACTGCTCCGGTGGCAGCGAGGCGCTGTGCCTGTGCTAGCACCGAAACATATTCAACGTCCAAGTCCCTGTCTTGTAGCTCAGGGGGCGGGAGCGGTAGCAAGCCACCTTCCTGCAAGATGCTGAATGTTCTGTCGATCAGAGGATCAAGCAGCTCCGTGTGCAGCCTCTCAAGCACAGGACCAAGCATCAGTAGCTTCTCCTCGTGCTTCTCAGCAACCTCACGGGCCGTTATCTGTCTGCGGTCCGTCTGGGCTAGCATCAAGAACAAGTCTTCGTAGAATGCTCTCTGCACTCTGTTCTCGACGTTCAAGATCTCCATCTGGATCGCGTTAAGGTCCGGTCTGTAGTCGTAGATACTCCGCAGCCCTGGCGATGTAGAGTCATGCCATATCACATCATTCGGACCCACAGCGCCACCGCTGAGCTTGGTCTTCATCGTAGATGGACCCTGCAACGGTGGGTTGACGACCTTGTCTAACGCCTGATACTTGCGGCGCTCAGCTAACTGCAGCGCCTTAGTGTCTCCGATGCCTGTGATCCCTGGGCAGTCCGTCGCATATACATCATCTGCGGTGACGTCCCACCGAGGTGCGAGGATCGGGAACTCGTCAAAGCCCGACTTGCGCAGGAACTTGTTAGACCCGTCCCTTGCACCAGCGTTGGCTTCATAGTACACACTGCGCCACGCCTTATCAGATGCCAGGGGACTGCAATTGTCCCTGTCATCGTTAGGCTCAATGGCATGTACTAGCTTAACCCATGCTTCACTGTTGCCGCGTTGCCACTGCTCCAGTACTGCTGTGCTCACGTTCTGCTCACCGAACTGCTTAATGCACTGCCCTACGCTTATCTCGTACTCACGATACATAGTGTCCGCGACATTCTTACTGTCGAGGGCGAGCATGTAGCTGCCCACCGTGTAAGGCTTGCACCATATGATGTTCTTGAAATCTGTATACACGCCCATGGCCGCAGTGCCGAACACACCGAGCTCAGAGTAGATCTGATGCAGGGAGTTGTAGGTGTTGGACTCAGCAAAGACTTTATACATCATCTGCTGGACTTCGTGTAACCACACCTTCACCGCCTGGTTGGCGTCTAAGTTACTGTCACCCGACCCCAGCCTAAACCAGGGTCTCGCTGGCGACGTGATACCTGACATCATACCTGATGCAAGTGTACGAGAGGCGAGCCGAGACGTGTTGTTAATCTGCTTAGTGTTGCGCTTGTTGCCCTTGTTCCTGTCTGACGTAAGGAACCGCCCACGGTGTGCTAAGTGGTAGTCCGACAGCTCACGGTACAGAGGGATGAACGTAGCACGCTCAGACCTCAGAGCCTCAAGTCGCTTGTTGTAACTGTTGATTGTTGACATCGCACACCCTCACCGGTGGATAGATCACTGACCCAAAAGGGTCTTAGTGGCTGTGGGTGCGCCGTCTGCCACACCGCGAGAGCTTGTGAGGATCGTAGCACGACCTCCGCCTGCAGCGGCGGCCCTGCGGCGTCTGTCACTGCTGGCCGCTCTGCGTCCGGAGTCCGCTGCAACATCTGGTGCCTGTGCTGGCTCCGGTGGATCTGGGACAGGGGGCGGCGGTGTTGGTGCGTGGTGATGACTACACATACGTGTGTCTCCTGTTAACTTCACGAAATTAAGAGGATAGTAGCATATTCTCTGGTTAATGTCTATACGTAGCCGCCTGGATCCGCGTTGTCAAGCGGG